TTCAAGTTCGGGGGCATAAAGTGTGTTATGTACAAACATCTAATTCACTTTCTTATCAGGATCCCAGTCATTAGGGAATTCGCCGTGGTTCCAAGCATTGGGAAATAAGGGGTCTGACTCCATATGGCCATATAGAAGATCGACATCAACAAGATACTTTTGTCTGGTTTCTTCCCAAGATATATCCTCCTGATTGAAACCGCCAAATAGAATATCATCTGATGCAGCATTTCCCACATCTTCTGAGTAAGTATTATCTACAGCAGTAATAACAAGATCTTTCTTGTCTAAAAATTCTTCTAACAACTCTAGTAGATATTCATTAGTATATTTCTTCAAATCGTCTGCCATGTATGGAAACCTTCTTTCATCACCCTGGCGTAGGGCAGGGGCTGTACAATAATCAAGAATTAATTCAATCAATTTATCACGCATGATTACTTATTCCTTTGGGCCAAAGGGGGTTCCAACATACTTTGGAAGAACCCCGTTCAACTCATCTCCTTGCAGTCCAGAAAAAGTTACTACTGTCTGAACTGCATATGAATATTGATATCTATTATTACAAACCATACCATATAATTCATTCAAGTCACGTTTCTTCATTTCTCGTCTCCTAAATAATATTATTCCTTATCTTAGAAATAATATATGATTTAACTAATTTACTTCTAACAATGTCATCTTCTAAAAATTCCACTGTTTTGAACTCTTCTATTGTAGCAAGAATCTTCATGAATGTCAAGAGTCCTTTTCGTTCATCGCTACGAAGTAAATCACTCTGTCTGAAATCCCCACAAAATAGAATTCGACTGTTTTCTCCAAGTCGGGTAATAATGGAGTCTAGTTCGTGGAAGTTTAAATTTTGTGCTTCGTCTACGATTACAATAGTATCTTCTAGTGTTATTCCCCTTACATAAGATGTAGTTACGAATTTAACAAGATTTTTGCCTTTAAGTATTTCGTAGGCATCTCCTCGGCCAAATAAGTCGTTACAAATATTAATATAAGGTGCTTCGTATACTTTACTCTTTTCTTTATCTGTTCCTGGTAAAAACCCCATGTCACGGGTTGGTACTACGGATCTTACTATAGTAATAGATGTTTGTTCTGTGCATTCGTTAATGATATCATATAATGCAAGATAAAGAGATATATATGTTTTACCTGTCCCTGCTAGTCCGTGTAGAAGTAAGTTGTATTCTTTATTATAGAGATTAAAGGTTTTTCCTTGATTTTCTGTTTTCGGTACAACATTTCGTAACTTTAGAGAGTTATTATTATTTCTCCTAATTTGTTTTTTTTGTTTCCTAGTTAGCTTCCCTGGAAAGTGAGTAATGTTGTCGAATTCTTCTACTGTTAGTAAGGACATTAATCGTACCTCTATGCTAGATTGAATAATACTATCCCGCGGTATCTCCCTTTGCAATCCTTTTAGCTCTCCATTTATCTACTGCTCGTCTTGATTTTACCTCCTTTGTTGACTGACTAGAACCCATGGAAGCGGCTAAAGCACTGTTTGGGTGTGCCGAGGAAACTTTATGCAGAACTTCACCCCATCCATTATCATTCTTAATACCTCCAACACCACTTACGATGTTCATAGCATTAAATACTTGTCTTACATTTGGGTGCGTGGAGATATATGTATCTCTGTCTGCCATAGACAGAAATTCGTCCCATTCCATGCCGGTCTCTTCATTGAAAAACGTATAATTAGGCATTCTGTCTCCTATAATATATTTCGTGTCTGTATTGCATTCAAGATAGTGCGCTTTTCTTCGTCGGCATAGCGTGACCAGTGTGCTACTTCCCGTAATGTCCGCCAACAACCCAAGCAGTACTTGGTTTTGGTATTAATATGACAGACCCCAACGCACGGGGAGTTTAGCGTATAGTCGGTGTTCATCTTCTATTTATTACGAAGTGTATCTCTAAGTTCATCAAATGGGCGTTTCATTAGGTCTTTGAAATTTTCTTTCCATAAACCCGAATACTCACTATCTTGATATAATCTGAATACGGGAGAACCTAAAGTATGATGAATATTGTATGGCAATTCATCTTTCTTCAACCCATAATATTCTTCTCTGTCCATACCTTCACCAACCAAATAATTCCATTTTCTATCTAAAGAACCGATGTCTTCTTCATTGAAAGACTCAAATCGATGTAAGTGTGATGGAGTGTTATCATTGGCCCAATCCAATGTTCGATTAGAAACCTCTTCATGATTGCAATTCCATAATGTAACACTACTCCAATTCTTCTTAGGATAGACTTCTTGTCTACTACCATTTACTCCATTATAGCTACCATAATCAGAAATTTGCATTTTCAATGCTTCTGCTGGTACATAATCATGTTTACATACTGATACTGGCTTACTAAGATCTGCTCCTAGGATAAGATCGTCTACAGAACGAGTAAACATCATATCACAATCAAGAAATAATGCTAAGGACGCTCCAGTAAAAGGAGCCATATTAACTATAGGCGCAGCTAGAAATCTAGTCATAGTGAATTCAGTTGAACCACGTTTGTCTAGTTCTCTATTAGTATATCCATAAGCAAATAACTGACTATAAACTAGTGGGATGATATTATAACTAATTACACTGCTATGACTACGAATAGTATGCGCCAGAATTTTAGCACATATATCTTCTCTCGGATCATATCCTATGAAAATAGTTAGTTGTTTTTTACCAGCACTTTCTAATGGATCAAAAAGATTACTCATTCGAATGAGATCAAAAATTGGGTTCATCAATCAATTCTTTCTCAAATAGTTTATATGATAGTCCATGCATATTAGTCGATTTACAGTTATAGAAATCATATTGTTTATCAAAAACAAATACGAAATCTACTAAATTATTATGAGACATAAACCAATCTAGATATTGAATTCTATTTGGATTGTCTCTAGCATTAGTTCTAGTTTGAGCAGCCCCATCAAACATATTACTTATTGATTGTTCAGTATCATCTTTGATAAGACTATCAAACCCTAATATGTAAATGATGGAATTGCCGTTGAGAATAGCGCATTTCATTGCGTACATACCAGTATTAGACCTAGGCCTAGGACCTGTATGACCGTGATATAAAGATGATTCGAGATGATCTTCTATTACATCTGGAAATAAAATTCTACTACTACTAAAAATATTAACTTCTTCTAACATCTTTTTACGATATTCTTCAATAGTCACATTAAAGAGATTTACACGATTAAGATTTTCAAACCCTTTATAAGCAATACCACAAGAATATACTTCTGTTTGAAGTGCTATTCTATTCAAATCAAAAGAAGAACGAGACGTACCATTACCTACAATGATAGCTCGGTTTCTTTTAATATTTGGTATTTTCTGAAGCATTGTCATCATTCTCATACTGTAAGTTTTCTTGGATGTCTCGTCTTTGACGGCTTTCTCTGATTTTCTTAAATTTATTTACTCGTACTGGGTTGTCGTTATAATCATCATCATCCCACTTTGATCCACGGGTCCTAAAAGTTTTAGACATTACCAATCCTTCGCTTCCTTGTAAGTTTTCTTAATTAAATTCTTAGTGATAGTCTTGTGAGGGCTTTTCTTATCTTTAATAGCTACTAGTAAACTAGCATCGTCTGGATCCATTGATTCTAAGAATTCAATGAATAGATTTTCACGTTTAGCAGATTTGATACCTTTGTGTTGGCCCTTAATAAAGTATGTAATTCTACGGAACTCACTATAGAGGAAACTCTGTAGATCATTTGCTTTAGGACTAGGCGTATACGGCACTTCTCCTTCAGGTAGGTCGAATTGGATATTTGGATCAAACATCAAACGAAAAACAGTGGCTAAAGGCTCACAAGTCTTGTTACTATTCTGAAGGAAAGTAATCCTTTCTTTCTCTGTCTTTAATTTACTAGCCTTCAAAAGAACTTCGGCTATACCATCTCTCATCTAAAACTCCTGTATATCAGTCATTAAATTTTTCAGTCTACTCTTAATAAAGTAGTTAAGAATCATAGAACGATCATTACGTTCATAATTACTATAACTATCTATAACATCTTTTCGAATGGTTTCTGGGATACGACCTAGGTCGATTAATTGGATATTCCTCAAGTAGTTTCGTTTAACCTCACCATCGAATGGTGTAATACCTCTTATCATATCCTCAATCATAGCACCAACACGCTTCTTTGTCAAGGGCTTTTGTCGCCCACCCACAACAAAAGTGTCATCGTTAGATAGAATATTTGGCACACCATCACTCGAATCACCACGAATAACATGTTCGAATAGATAAGATAATGGATCAGCAATCTTGATAAACTTCTTAGTGATAGGTGAATATTGAGAGACGTTTTTATATCGTTGTAGTTGTGCAAAATCCTTATCACCAGAAACAATCATAATATTTTCACTATGATAACGTTCTACCATAGCTGCAATAATATCATCTGCTTCGGCCGATTCTACTTGTAATACAGGATAAGGGAGATTGTCTTTAATCTCGTTTTTGATTGTATGTAAAGTATCAAAGATAGCAGACCAATCAAGTTTAGAAGCTTCCCGAGTCTTCTTTCTATTGGCCTTATAGTAAGGAAAGATTTTCTTACGCCAATAGTTCTTATCATCACAACAGATGACAAGTTCTTCGTATTTTGCAAATCGAGTCTTAAACCCTCGAATAGAGTTTAGTACTTGGTGACGAACAAGATCAACTCCGTAATCTTTATTGCCACTCGCAAGAATATTAGATAAACATACTTGCGAAAAATCTAATAGTATCATCGTTCACTCCAATTACTCGTCATCGTCCCCATCATCATCGTCCTCATAAGAGTCATCGTAATCGTCTTCATCCGAATCTTCTCGGAATTGAACGTTCCCATTGTCAATTAGTGTTTGTAGTCTTTCGCGATTTTCAGTTATGATTGTATGTAGCGGATGTTCTACCCCTACTGAACTGTATAGGATACTTCTTGTAAGTTCACCGATCAAGATGAAATCTTTAAAGAATACCTCTTCGTCTACTGGATATCCTTGATGGTATAATTTAGTAGCAATTTTAGAAAACATCTGATTTACTACATCATCGACGTATACCATTCGATTTACTGCGATTGCCTTTTCTGTTTCGCTTTCTGTTTGTGGAAGTCGCGTCACATCTTCACTATCGCTAAAAGTGGGGAATTGTATAATATTGGTCATGTAATCGCCTTAATTAGAAGTGTTTGCACATTTAAACGTCCAGTTGGTACACTGGAAGTGGTTTTGATATTTTCCATGAAAGTCCTAATCTTAACCTTTCCCATTCCAATAAAATCAGACAATTGTTCTGTAGGATTTCTAAGCTTCTTTGATAGACTAGACTCAATATTGAAGTTTAATAGCGTGGTACCCTTGATCTTGAGACCATCTTCTAAAGCATCATATCGAGTCAACATTCTATTCTTAACATTATATACCCATAACTGTTTTGCGTCAAGTAGTAATGTGGGATCAATCGAAACTATTTTCAGTTTATTACTTTCTTTTAAAAATTTAACGCCTTTGATCAATTGACTTGCAGATTTAACTTTTGGTTTGCGAGCGCGCCTTACGATCTTTTTATTATTTATATGTTTTTCAAGTTCTGAAACCATTCTTTGAAAGAAGGCAATCCTCTTCGTAAGCCCGCTTCGGCCAAGATAGCCCCATGCTTCTTTTAGATCTTCAGATTTGCCAAGCTTAGTCTCTAGAAGTTCATCATATTCTCCTTTGTAATATGTAATAATCTTTTCAATCTGAACCTTATTCATGCTCTTCAATCGAGCGAAGTTATAAAAATCAAAGTTAATATCTTGAATATCTACAACCTCTTCTAATTCAGCAATCCAACCATCTACTGGATCATTGGAAAATACCACAACTTCTTTACGAACTTTCTTTTCATAAGAACTAGCAGAAATATCTTTCATGCAATTACGAAGATAATCAAGCCGAGTCATATCATTAGTGTGAATGATACAAGCCCAATGTGGAAAACAAAACTTCCAATCAGGTT